ACAAGTAGGTAGAGACGCCGGTTGTTTAGAATATGATCCTTCCGCGCCTATAATAGCTAATAAAAAATATAATAAATTAGGTATAACTGAAACTGATGATTTACCAATTGATGGTAACTTTATAACTTATAACGGAAATCTTACCGCTGCTTCTTTATATTGGGGAGAACCTGTTGGTAGTGAATCTTTTTCTAAAACAGGAACTGAAACTGGAGCTACAAGTTGTTTTGTTAAAGCATATGCTGGTGTGATTAAAAATGATCTTCCATTCTATAATAAGGCTAAAACTGGAAATAGTTATCTCGAAAAATGGTATAATATAGTTAAACCACTAGGCTTACCAGATTTCCCATCTACATTTAATGATTTAGTTAATGCTAAACTTCCTGGTGGTGGTGGGTTAATTGTAAATTTAGAAGATGATTTAATGAAATTTAATGAAGAAGTAATAGGTACTCAAGATTATTCAACTATTAATACTAGCACTATTTCTGTCAATGATATATTTTTCTATAAATCTCAATATTTAGGACTTAACCCAATTAATACATTAAAATCAGCATATAAAGTAGAACCAGGAACTGATATTGATAAAAAAGCAGGTGGTGGTAAAGTACAAGTAGAATTAGAAATTAATAAATTATTTCAATGGTATTTACTTAATGGAGTTTCTAGTTTTATATCAAATAAATGGGGAGCTAATAGTACTTATGTTAACCCAAGAGCTTACACAACATTCTATAGTTTAGAATCAGGAGCTAGTGGTAGAAAAACAAGATGGATTGATTAAAAATAAAAAATATGTATTTATCACCTTCACAAATAATTGAAACTGGCTACACACAAGGAGGACAGTATGTATTACTGTATGGAGGGGCTGACTATACTGGTTTTTATCATAAAGACAATCAAGGAAGATATTGGACAGGAGAAACACATACTTATCAGTCTGTTTTATTAAATGAGATTAATCCTGTTTTTAATGGAGTTATCGATAATAATTTTTATGCTCATAATGAGGCTTTTAATAAACCATTCACTGAAAAATTTAATACAAATTTATCTACTCCTCTTTTACAAGGAGATATTATACAACCAACACCAAGTGATTATAGTAAAGGATATTTCATTCGTTATATAGCTAAATTAAAAATCTCTGAACAGCCTTATATTATAGAATTAAATTCTAGCAATTATTTATTTTTTTCAAGAGATAGACAAGTAACAGCTTATTATGATTTCATTACATTACCATGGATGTTAATAGGTCCAAGCCATGATGTTTATAATGATAATGTAAGAGTATCATCAGGCGTTAGTGATACTAATTTAAGATCTATACAACAAGCAGCTTTAAAAATTCCTGAGTTATTTTTATATTTAACTGATTTAACTCAATTTGCTCGTATAACACTATCAAGTAATAAAGTTGAAAATTATAGTTCATATAATGAAACAGCTTTGTCTGATGCTGATCTTTATCTTAGTGTTTATGAGCGAGTAGTTGATAAAGCTCCTCCATCACCAGTATTATTACCTTCAATTAGCCCAACACCATCAATTAGTTTAACTCCTTCAATTAGTTTAACCCCGTCAATTAGTGTAAGTGAAACACCTAGTATTACACCTTCAATAAGTGTAAGTGCTACTCCAAGTATTTCAATCACACCTAGTATAAGTGCTACACCTAGTGTTTCTATAAGCAACACCCCTAGTATTAGTATTTCAGCCTCACCTAGTGTGACTCCAAGTATTGGTACAAGTGTAACACCTAGTGTTTCTATAAGTGTCACCCCAAGTGAGACACCAAGCATAAGTACAACACCTAGTATTTCAATTACACCAAGTATTTCAATCACCCCTAGTATTAGTATAAGTGCTACACCTAGTATAACACCTAGTGTTAGTATTTCTAATACACCTTCAATTAGTATAAGTGCTACACCAAGTGTAAGTACTACACCTAGTATTTCTATAAGTAATACTCCTTCAATAACACCAACTCCAAGTGTCACACCAACCCCTTCACCAATACCAGCAACAATTAACTGGTCATTAAGTGAATATAGTGATCCATCAACATTTATTGACGCTAACTTTGAAGTTACTAGAGTTAGTGATGGAGCTGTTTATATAGACCAATTAACAGGAGGTAGTGGAACATTTACAGTACCAGCAGGAACAACATTAAGATTACGTGTATATTCATTTACTGATAATCCACCTTCATATTGGCATACTTGGATATCAGCAACTATGAGAGGTTACATAACTTATAACACAGGAATAATTGTTGATGGAAGTACAACATTGTATCCAAATAGTGGTTTATTAGAATTTAACGCGTCACCTAATTTTACTGTAGTAGCAGGGGGAACTTATGACATTAATGTATCTACATACTCACCAGTACCACCTTCTCCAACACCAACACCATCACCAAGTGTGACACCTACACCAACACCAAGTGTAACACCGTCACCTTCATCAGCACCATCTACATTCACAATTACTTGGTCAAATAATTTCATCACTACAGGAACAAATAATTTAAAAGTATACAAGAATAGTAGTATAATTGTTGATCAATATGGAATGGGTGGTGGTTCATTTACAGTTACAAGTAGCGATGTAATTGCTTACGAACTATATTCCACATCACCTGATTTCACTGAGGTTCAAATAATTGATAGTGTTCATGGTGGTAATTATAATTGTGGATTTAATAGCTCAAGTATTCTGACTTCAAGTGTTTCTTATACTAGTAATGCCACAATAGATGGTATTACAACAAATTACATAGATGCTTGTCCATAATAAAAATAAAAAACATATAGAAAAATAGTTTGGGCACCTAAGTTTTATACTATATATTTAACCTAATAATAAAGGTTATGTTTTATATAGTAGAGACAAAAGAACAACTAGATTATCTAGGCAAACCAGAACATGATAAATGTTTTGTTAATATCATTACTACAAATGATAATCGTCATCCGTCTTTAACTAAACCATGTTTAGTATATTATAATGATGGGGAAAAAGGTTATATATTACCTATAGACCATAGTGAAGCATTTAAATTAGATTGGGAAACAATTAAGGAATTTATATCTAGCATTAATACAGTTCATGTATTAGATAAAAAATTTCATCTATATTTCTTACCAGGTGATAACTTAGTAGATTCAAATTTTCATGGTTATATTGATGAGTCACAATTTGATACTAAAGTACATACTGACTTTAATCGTGAAAAATATTATATAAACGAGTTAAATACACTAATACCAATTTCTAAACATTATGAGAAATGGGAAAATATATATAGTAAACTAAAGGAAAAAGGTATTTTTACTAAATGGCTACCGGATAATGAATTTTTAAATAGAGCATTTACTAATGTATTCTATCAGATTGAAAAAAATGGTATAGGAATTGATCCACGTAAATTTAATAAACATTTTGAAACTACTTGGAAAGATAATTCGATTTACGGGAATACAGTTTTTACTCAATATAATCTATATAATTTAACTACTCGCCCGTCAAACGCCTTTAATGGCGTTAATTACGCCGCTTTACCTAAGGACGGCGCACGTGAGTCATTTGAACCGAATAATTATAGGTTTGTTGAGTTTGATTATAGTGCTTACCACCCCCGCATAATAGGTAAAGCAATTGGATATGAATTTGAAGGTGAACCATATGATGAGGTGCCTAAAGAAATAATGTTCCAAAATCTATATGGTGGTATTAGAGACGAATATGCATGGTTTCCATTTTTTGCTAAATTAACAGAATGGTTAGATGCCCAATGGCAAGAATTTTTAGATACTAATAGATTAAAACTACCGTGCGGAACTAACATATATAAAGTCAGAATAGAAAATCCAAATAAAAATAAAATATTAAGTTATCTAATCCAGGCTTACGAAACATATTATAATACATTAACATTAGATCGTGTATTAAAATTATTAAATGGTAAGAAAACTAAAATAGTATTATATACATACGATTCAATTCTATTGGACGTGGCTAAGGAGGATATTAAAACATTATTACCTAAAATTAAACAAGAATTAGAAGCCGATGGATTCCCAACACGTATGAGTGTAGGTGAAAATTACGGCGCTTTAATAAAAAAATAACATATTTATGACATGGAATTTAACAATAGAGGAATTGGCAAACAAGTTATTCGCAACCTTCTCAAAGAAGGAAGACATAGATAAAACAATTGAGGTTATTGCAACCCGCTATACTATTTTATTCAATAAAATTTTTATTTTAGAGTCTAAAGATAGTGATGAATTTATATGCACATATAATATTGATCCGGGTAATATGAGCACAACTTCTGTTTTACCTAATACTATATTATTACATCGCAAGAAAGAATCAAATTCTTTATATACCATTAATGCTTTAAACACTTTAGTTAAAACATTGAACAATGGTGTAGTTGATCCTAATTACAAAATTGAATGGGCTGATTATAAGAACACTATCTTATTAACAAATGGCCCAGATCTTCGCAAACTAGAAACAACTATTTATAAGATAGTTAATCTCTAAGTTTGGCCTCCGGCATCTCAGATGCTATATTTACCGTATATTTAAAAAACAATAATTAGTTATGGATTTAAATGCAATCAAACAACGTATGCAATCGTTGCAAAACAAAGGCAAAGGCGGCGCCAAAAATGACGACCGCGCTAAAAATTTCTGGGTACCACCAGTAGGCAAATCAGTAATTCGTATTGTTCCGTCTAAGTTCAACAAATCAAATCCATTCAAAGAAGTAATGTTCCATTATGGTATTGGAAACAAAACCATGTTGTCATTAACTAACTTTGGTGAAAAAGATCCAATTGTTGAATTTGCACAACAACTACGTAAAACTAGTGACAAAGAAAATTGGTCATTAGCTAAAAAGATTGAACCTAAAATGAGAGTATTTGTTCCTGTAATTGTACGCAATGAAGAAGACAAAGGTGTTCGCATGTGGCAATTTGGTAAGGAAATGTATCTTGAATTATTAGGTATCGCTGAAGATGATGATATCGGAGATTACACAGACATTATGGATGGTAGAGACTTAACAGTTGATACAGTTGGACCTGAAGTTACAGGTACTAAATTCAACAAATCATCTATTCGTATCAAACCAAAAACATCACCGTTATCAGAAGATAATGAAGTGATTAAAAAATGGATTTCAGAACAACCAGAAGTACTTTCACTTTATAAAAAGTATGAGTTCGATGAAATGAAAACCATGTTGATGGAGTGGTTAGAACCAAGTGAAGACAGTACTGAAGAAACAATTGAAGAATCAATTGCTGAACCAGTAGTAGAAGCACCTAAAGCTAACTATACCTTAAACACTAAGAAAAAAGGGTTTGATGAAGATGAATTTGATGAATTATTCCAAAAATAACTAAACAATGGCTAAAACAACAAA